GCTCTTGGGGGATTTCGTCGAGCAGATTGACCCAGGCGCGTTCGAGATCGTGACGAACCGACAGGACGAGGACGGGAAGCCCCTGGAGACTCGCTGCCTCTTTAACCACGACCCCAATCACCTCCTGGGTCGGTTTCCGACGACCATGCGAATGGTCGTCGACGACAAGGGGCTGCGGTACGAGTGCCTGCTCCCCGAGACTCGCAGTGATCTCGAAGAATTGATCGCCAGAGGCGACCTCAAGGGGTCTTCATTCTCTTTCGTCGTGAGCGAAGGCGGCGAGCGCTGGACGACGGAAAACGGCCAGTCGCGACGAATCGTGACGAAGGTGAAAGCCATCCTGGACTGCGGCCCCGTGACCTACCCAGCCTACAGCGATTCTAGTGTGTCGGTTGCGAAGCGGAGTTACGAGCAGTTCGTTGGCAAGCCGCAGCGAAAGCCGCGACGCAAGAGTCGGCTCAAGACGCTGGAGCGTAGGGCCGAGTCGCTGCGAGCCAGGATCGCCGCCGAGGCTTTTCTTGCCGAACGTCGCGACTGCGGCCGCGAGCAGGACGGGAAGTTCGGCTCCGAAAACAAGTGCCAGGACGGGGCCGGCGGGGCATCTGGCAGTTCGGCATCCTTGGATCAGAACAAGGTTAGCGCGCAAGTGGCTTCGGTATCGGGAATCGGTCGGACTTGGAAGGTGAACACGCAGAAGGACGGTAGCGTCCACATTAATGGGGCCGCAGGAGAAATCACAGTCAGCAAGAACGCGCCGGCGCACGGGGTCAAAGGGAAGAGCAATCTCCACTTCAACCCCAGCGGCGGAGGAAAAGAAATTGCGAAACTCGCCACCGACGCAGCAAAGGCGACCGGGTCTGAGACGGTCTCTGTACAGTCATGGAGCCCGGAACACGACGAGGCCCTCAAGGCGAATGGGTTCAAGAAAACAGGCGGTGCTTTCACCAAGTCCGAGGATCACGACATTTGGGTCAAAGACTTGACGAAGGAAAAGAAGTCGTCCCGGTCTGAGCGACGCGACTGCGGCCGAGGCGACGACGGCAAGTTTGGCTCCGGCAACAAGTGCCAGGAGGACGAAAGCAGCAGCAGCGAGCCCAAGTCTGGCAATCGGCCTCAAGGCAGCAAGGCCGAGAAAGCCGCAGCCGAGCAGCGGCCTCCCGTCGGCGAAGAGAGTCCCAAGTACATGGAACTCTCGCGGCCGATGACATCCGGCAAGGCGAAGGCGGCACAGAAGTTCGCCGACGCGGCCCGCAAGCGGCAGGAGGCGAAGACGAAGGAGAAGTCGACCGACGCCGGCGACGATGGCTCCGGCGTCCAGACCTGGAGCAAGGGCGACGCCTACCCGTGGACGGCGAAGCAAGTCGGCGACAGCAGCAAGGGCGGCTACGTCCAGGCGCAGCATCCTGACGGCACCAAGACGAAGAAGTACGAGTTTCCCGCCGGCAGCGATGGCTCTGATGCCTACCGCAAGGCCGAGGATGAGATCAAGCAGAAGAAGAAGCGGTCTCTCTCGATCAAGGCCGCCGAACTGCGGTCGTTCCTGGAAGCGAGGCGATGAACGGCATCGAGTGTCGCATCGCCTCGTTGCGGGCCTTCGTGGAGGCTCGCGACAGGCAGTTGGAACTGTCGTTCGGCGACGACAACTGCGGTCGACAAGAGGGCGGGAAGTTCGGCCCTGGCAACTCTTGCCAGGAAGACGGAGATGGCGGTCAGAGCGTCGCCGCGTCGATCCGTCGCCAAGCGGCCGAAACAGATGGCGCTTCGTTCAGTGGCGCAGACGTCCCGAAAGCGTTCGGCGCCGCCAAGAGCGTTAGGATTTCAGGCGCAGAAGACGCGCTGAAAGTCTTCGACTCGCTTGCTCGCGACGGCATGACGTTCAGTCAGGCGATCGCGATGACTCCCGGAGCGAGAGAGAAAGACGCCGAGGTGCGAATCAGAGGCACTCATCGCTCTGATGGGTCTGGCTATATCTCGGCGGAGGTCATTGTTCCGCTCGACATTCCAACAGACCAGACCGGCGGCGAGGTTGAGTCTGTGCGAATCAAGACAGAGGTCGAGCGATTCTCAGAGGGGTCGGAGCAGCCCTCCGGCGTCACTCGATCTGGGGTCGCATTTGACTCGCCGGTGAAGTCGGGGCTTCACCTCGACCTTCTCTCAGTCTCCCGCTCGACCCAGCGGCTAATCGTCAAAGGTCACGAGGCGTTGAAGACGCCCGAAGCAGAGCGAACACCCGAGCAAGTGGCAGCGATCGAACTCGGAGCCAGAGTCGAGCGACAAATCTCCTCGAAGATGCTCTCCATGATGGTTGACGCGATCTCAGCCGCCGAAGAGGCGGGCGTCGGCGCTGTCTACACCTACGGAGCCGGCGGAGGCAGCGGCTCCACAAACTTGGGCGAGAACCCAGACACCTATCGAGGCTACGCGCTCTGGGGGCGATTCGGCCTCGACGGAGTGGTCGTCAAGCCGGGATGGGGAGGTGAAGTGGACAGGAAACTCTCTGATATCGCCGACAGCCAGGATCATCCAGACCGAGGAGTGCTGACTGAGGAGTCGTGGCAGAAGTACCGGAGTGGTCAAAACTTGACCCTGCAAGACTTGATGGAAACCAAGCAAGGGGAGCGGTTCTGGAGGCAGTACGGCTCAGGGACGTACTTCGCGCTGAACCTGAAGGACAAGGACTCCAAGGGCTACAGAAAGTTTCTGAAAATGAAGAAGGCCGCCAACCGCGCTGGCAACTCTCGCGCGTTTTTTTGGTGGCTTGCCGAACACCGAGGTGACCCTATGGACTATTTCAAGATCGAAAAACGCAACTGCGGCAACGGCGCTGGCGGCTTCCAGAAGGGCAACACCTGCGCCGGGCAGGCCGTCGCTGACGTAGCGGGCGGCGCCGCTAAAGGGGCTGTCGTTGGCGCTGCCGCAGCCGTCGGCAAAACCGGCGGCTTCCCTCCGGCGGTCGCCGCTGGGGCCGCGGGCGGCGCTGCCGTCGGCGCGGTGAAGGGCCTCTACGACAACCGGATGCGACCCACCCGGGCCGGCAAGGCGATCAAGGCGATCGGAACGTCGGACGAGCAAGTCGCGTCGATGGTGAAGGGCCTGGGCGGAAGCCCGAAGTCGATCGCCGAGGCGGACGGCAAGTCTGCGGTAACGCTTTCGGTTAAGGACAAGGACGGCAAGTCGCAGTTCGATGTCCGGATGACCAAGTCCGAGGTGCGAATCAAGCCCGCGTCAGGGCGACAGAACCTCACCGCAGGCGACATCAAGCAGATCAAGAAGATCGCCGAGGAGAACTCGCCCAAGAGCGTCAAGGTCGTGGTCGATGCCGTCCCGACGTCGGTGCTGGCGAAGATCGTCAAGGCGGGGGCTTCGCTAGCCCTGGACGCCACCGGGGCGCTCGTGGCGGCGTTCGTTGTGCCTTCTGTTCCGGCAATCGCAGGCACCGCAATCGAAGCGACCACCGGCATTGATATCGAGAAGACCAAGGCGGCCCAGTGGGTGGGCGAGAAAGTCTTGGGCAACCTTCCCAAGAGGAGATAAGGCTAGTGGCTCAGTCAGGTGACCGATGTCCCGCTTGTAAAGTCGGCCGGATGTCCACCAGAACCAGCAAAAACTGCGGTTCAGAGCAGATTCGATATCTGCGATGCAACTGCTGCGGAGCCCAGGGCCGCTCCGTCGTCTCTGCCGACCGTTCTTGGCGTCGGCCAGAAAAAGTTGTGTGACACAACTTTTTTCTTAGTGCGCTACTTTTAGTCGCTCGCTCGCCTTGTTTAGTGTGAATGTTGTCAGTCGCTTTTCGCGGCTCGTCCAACACACCCGCAGCAAGGAATGCGAACCACGATGGAAGCCAACGCCAACGCCAAGGTCAAGACTCTGCTCGACGAACTCGCCGCCGTGCTGGCCGAGATGGGCGCGATTCAGGACGAGGAGATGCCCGCTGACGCCCGCAACATGGGCGAGGCGATGGAGGACGACGACGAGGACGACGACGAGGAAGAGGATCGCGGCGGCTATCCCACCGAGGAGAAGGAAGAGGAGGAGGTCGAGAAGGCCTCCTACAAGAAGCGGATGGCCAAGGAGGAGGAAGTCGAGGACGCTGAGGTGTCCGACGAGGAGAAGGAGAAGAAACTCCGCTGCCTCTGCTCCCGCGCCGAGAAACTCCGCGACAAGATCAAGTTTTACGAGGGGGTCGCCGCGAAGGAACTCGAACTGCGGGCCGTCCTCGACAAGTCCACCCCCGCTTCCCGCACCTCTGCCAAGGAGAGCCGATCAGTGCAGATTTATCACAACCTCCCCGGCGCTGGTCGCCTCAAGAACTTCAAGGGCGCGAATGCTGAGGAGCGGGCCTACCGCGCCGGTCAGTACTTCCGGGCCACGCTGCTCGGCGACAAGAACGCCGCTCGGTGGTGTGCCGACCACGGCGTCGAGGCTCGCGCCCAGGTCGAGGGCGTGAACTCGAAGGGGGGTACATTTGTACAGGACGAGATCCTCAACGAGATCATCGTCCTTGTCGAGGAGTACGGTGCCTTCCCGGCCAACGCTCGCAACCTCCAGATGAAGTCGGACACCCTCGTGATCCCCCGGCGGATTGGGGGTCTCCAGAGTTACTTTGTCGGCGAGAACACGAGTATCGGAGAAAGTGACGCGGCCTGGGATCGGGTGCAGTTGGTCTGCAAGAAGGCGGCCTGTGCCAACCGGATTTCTACCGAGTTGCTCGAAGACTCCGTCATTGGGCTCGCCGATTATTTGACCGGCGAGGTGGCGAGGAGCATCGCGGAGTTGATCGACACCGTCGGCTTCGTCGGAACCGGCATCTCCGACCACGGCGGAATGATCGGTGTCTGCACGAAGATTGTCGACGGCACCCACAACGCCAGCCTTGTGACCGCCGCCGGCGGCAACACTTCGGCCCTCACCCTTGACGTCGACGACCTCATCGCGACTGCCGGCCGACTCCCGCTTTATGCGAGGGCTCAAAGCCGATGGTACATGAGTCCCGCCGTCTTTGCGGCCAGCGTCCAGCGGCTCGGTCTGGTCAACAACGTGGGGCTCTCGGGCGGCAACACCGCCGCGAACCTCTCGGCTCCGACCGAACTGCGTCTGCTCGGCTCGCCGGTGGTCTTTGTTCACACGATGTCCAGCGTGGTCGGTGCCGACCCCGGCGTGGTCAAGGCTCTCTACGGCGACCTGTCGCTGTCGAGCATCTACGCGACCCGGCGTGGCGTGACGATCAAGACCAGCGAGGATCGCTACCTGGAACAGGACGCTACCTTGATGGTCGCCACGACGAGGTTCGATTGCATTACGCACGACTGCGGCGACAACGTCAAGGCTGGCCCGATCGTGGCCCTCCGGACTGCTGCTTCTTGAGTTGTCTAGACACGCTAACCCATCCCCTGACCCCTGACTGGAGAATCTGAAAAGTGAATCATCTCGAAGGCACGAAGACGGTTGTGAAGATCGCGAGCGTTGCGGCCGACGGCGGCTCGTTCACGCATGAGATCGACACGCTGTACGCCGACTACGTCTCCGTAGACGTCTGCTACTCGACCTTCACCGCGACGTCGGCGGCCTACGCCAGCACGCTCAAGGTGCAGGAGAGCAATGTCAGCGGCAGCGGCCAGACCGACGTCCCCGGCCTGACGGTGACTGCCGTTGCGGGTCGGACGACCGGCAACCACGTTGCCCGGTTCAACGTCGATATGCGGGGGCGGAAGCGTTACCTGACGATCGTGGGCAATCCGGCCAAGCCCGCCACTGTCGCGTCGGTCGCTCGCCTCAGCAAGATCGAGGACGAGCCCTACGACGCAGCCTCGGCCAACGTCAGCAACTACGTCAGCGGCTGAGACCAATCTTAGGCGGGGCCAAGGACGGCTTCGACCACGGAGGGTTTTAGTCGGGCATGGATGCCCAAGCCGTCTCTCTCCCCATATAGAGGCTTGGGAATGCGAGTTGTTGTTGGTAACGTCGAGCATGATGTAAAGGTCGTCGGAGTTCTTTCGGCTCCTCGCCTGGGCTTCATGGACAATTTCTATTGTTCAGTCCAGGCGTTCTCCCAGTTTGGCATTCCCATCACAAAGGGAACTGGTGCTTTCTGGGATCAGACCATGTACAGGCTTCTCTCTGAGAACTGCAAAGAGGAGACCGGGAACGACTTCATCATCACGATGGATTACGATTCCGTATACGAGCCCGACTGCGTGTCGAGGCTTGTCTCGGCCGCTCTCATCTCCGGCTACGATGCCGTCGCGCCGCTCCAGACGAAGCGAGACGACCAGCGGCTTCTGTTCATGCCGAAGGGCGTCGTCGGCGAGCGAGGCACGGTCTCGCTCCCAAGGGAGTGGTGGGAGAAGCCCGTCCAGCCCGTGGACAGCGCTCACTTCGGCCTGACAGTGATTCGCTGCTCGGCCCTCCGTCGCCTGCCGAAGCCCTGGTTTCTCGGCATCCCAAACGAGGATGGCGGCTGGGATGACGTCGATGACACCAAGCAGGCCAGGATTGACCCCGATATGCAATTCTGGCGTCAGTGGCGAGAGTGCGGCAACACGCTTGCGATCTGCCCGCAGGTTGCGATCGGCCATGCCGAACTCGTCATCACTTGGCCCGACCGGCGACTCAAAGCGGTTCACCAGTATCCGAACCACTACTGGCAAGCGGGCGGGAGGAGACCACCGGAGGCTTGGGGCTCCCCTGAACACGCCGCCAACTCTGAGGTGAATGCGTAATGAAAGTGCGACTGCTGAAAGACTGGAACTTTCACAAGACCGGCGACGTCGTGGACGTCTTCGAGCCGACTGGCAAGAACTGGATCGCCACCGGAATCGCCGACCCCGTTGTGGAGCGGCGTGATGTTCAAGTCGAGACCACGGACGGGCCGTCGCCGGAGCAAGTCGAGCGGGCCGTTCGCAAGCCAGCCGCGAGGCGACGGTGAGACACTACGAGTTCGTCCGTCGATCGACTCTCAAGTACCGCTCGATCAAGCGGATCACAGAGCCGCTGATCGAGCCTGTCTCGCTCGCCGAGGCCAAGTCTCACCTCCGGGTGGATCAAGACTTCACGGACGACGATCTCTACATCCAGTCGCTGACCTCAGCCGCGAGGCACCACATCGAGTCCGTGTCAGACCGGACTCTGATCCGATGCCAGTGGCAGATCAAACTCGATCAGTTTCCGTCGTGGGACATCGAGTTGCCCAGGCCTCCGATCGCGCCCGACAACGTCGTCGTGACGTTCGTTCCGTCCCAGAACCCTAGTAATACGCAATCCTACACGGCCTTTCGGACTGATCGCGACTCGACTCCGGCCGTGATCCGGCCCGAATGGAACGGCTCCTGGCCGACCTGTCGTGGGGCCGAGAATGACGTCACGATCACCTATTGGGCAGGCTACGGGGACTCAGTGGACAAGATCCCACCCCCCGCTCGCCACTGCATTCTGCTCATGGTCGGCCACTGGTTCGCTCATCGCGAGGCAGTTGTCCAAGGCGGGATGAATCCCGTGCCGATGGCGGTTGATGCGTTGCTCGGCGCGATCAACTGGGGGCAGTACCGATGAACGTGTCCCTGCGGGCCGGAGACTTACGAGAGTCGATCACGATCGAGGCCCCTACGGAACAGACGAACGCCTACGGCGAGTCGATTCTCACCTGGGCTCCTGTGATGAATCGCCGGGCCGCCGTGAGAGGGCTGCGAACGGACGAACTCATGAGCGCTCAAGGCCCCTACACCGTGGCGACTCACGAAGTCGAGTTCCGGTACGCGCCTGGATTGAACCCCGGAATGCGGCTCGTCTGGAAAAGCCGAAGCCCGGCTCGGGTTCTCGACATCGTGTCGGTCACGGAGCAGAACAATCGCGAGTCGCACCGGCTGGTTTGCAAGGAGCAAGTCGAGTGATCTCCCTGGAACTGACCGGCCTGGACGAGGCGATCGAGGCCCTGCGGCAAGTGCCGACGACGATCGGAATGCAAGCGGCTTTCGAGTCTGCTGCCCAGAGGGCTTCGGCGATCGTCCGCGAGAAAACGCCGCCGGGTTTCACTGGCAAACTCGGCCTCGCGGCATCCTACGAGGTCACAGAAGACGGCTTCACGGTGGGCTACTCCCAGGGCGTCGAAAAGGCAGGAAATCCCCGCCTGGACAGCGCTCGGAACCCTCGCACGGTTGGCCGCTCGGTGTTCACTCGCATCCGCCGCTGGGTGAGTGTGGACGAACTGGAAAACACCCTGGACGACGCGATCGACTCGCACTCCGACGAGATTCTGTCGGTCATCGAGAGGAGCATCGCCGATGGCCTTTCCTGAGAAGTGGCTCCGCTCCAGGCTCGACGCCGCAACCACCGCAGGCATTCACCCCGTTCTGGCCCCCCAAAACGCGGCCATGCCGCTGATCGTCTACCGCAGGACAGGCACCCGCCGCGAACGGAACCTCCTGGGAAACGTGGGCCGTCCCGTCGCGACCTTTTCGGTGTCGATCGTCTCGTACACCTACACCGAAGCCAAGGAGATCGCCGACTCGGTTCGCCTTGGAGTCGATAACTTTACGGGTACGGCCGACGGTGTGACAATCGTAAATACGGCCTTAGTTTCTGAGGCGGACAACATGGAACGTCCGCTGGAGGGACAGGCCAAGCCGCTCTACCGAATCGACCAGATTTACGAAGTCCGCTATCACGAAAACGTCCAAGGAGGGGCGTAACAAATGGCTTACGAATCAGCACAGGGTCTGTCGTTCACGTTTTCGGGTAAGCAGTTCCTGCTGACTTCGATCTCGTTCAACAAGAACAACCCCGAAGTTGACGTCACCGACCTCAAGTCTCCGCACGGGTCGTTTCGTTCTTACCGGCCAGCCCCGATTCGCGACGGCGACGAACTCTCGATTGAGTTCTTCGGCATGGATTTTCCGCAGATGACCGCCACCGGCGCCCTGACTTGGTCGATGGACGGCACCGGCTCCAACTCGGCTCTCATTTCCAGCCTGCCGACCGTGGCCCTCTGCACTTCGGCAAGCCTCCAGGCTGCGGCGGGCGACCTCATCAAGGGGTCGGCGACCCTCCGGATCACCAACTCCTGACCCACAAATGAGCGCCATCAGCGGGCAGGGGACGAAGTTCACCTGGGGAACTTCGACCTTTCTGCTGACTTCGGTCTCGGTTCAAATCGGCGGCCAGGGCGACATCGACATTACGTCGATGTCGTCGAAAACTGTCCAAGACGACGAGAACACCGGCAAGTGGCTCGTTCACAGAGATGTGGACGTAGCCTTCGCGGGCGAGGCCGACGTCGAGTTGTCGGTCGAGTTTCTGGCAGAGACTTGGATCAAAGACGCCAAGGAGATGGTGGGCCGCAAGAGAAACTTGGTAATGTCGTTTCCTGCTGACGACGAGGGAGAGGGAGAGGGGTTCTCCTTGAGCAGCAAGGCCGTGCTGAGGCAGATGAGTCTCGGCGTCAGCACGGGGGAGTTCGTGGCCGGAAGCGCCACGTTTCGGTTGTCTGGAGACTAGAACCCCGAGGTAAGTGATATGGCTCTTTCTAAGAGCGCGATTCTGGCGGCGGAAGACAAGAAGATGATCGACCACGAAGTCCCCGAGTGGGGCGGGTCGGTCAAGTTGCGGGTGATGACCGGAACGGAGCGAGATCGCTTCGAGTCCGAGTTCGTCGGCGGCAATAAGAGCGTGGAAATGGTGCGGGCGAAACTGGTCGCCAAGTGCCTGTGCGACGACGACGGCAAGCGGCTCTTCACCGAGCAGGAGATTCCGGAACTGGGCGAGAAGAGCGCCGCCGTTCTTGATCGGCTGTTCGCTGAGTGCATGAAGTTGAACCGCTTCAGCAAGTCCGACGTCGATGACCTCGCAAAAAACTCCTAGACCGTCCGCGTCGGCTCTTTGAGTTTCGGCTCGCGCTGGCGTTAGGGCGGTCTCATTCCGAACTTCTCGCGACGGTAGACGCTGCCGAACTCGCAGAGTGGGAGGCCTACTGGTCAATTGAACCGTGGGGAGACGAGTGGCGTCAGGTCGCTCGTCTCGCCACGGCTCTGTGTACGTCATGGGGCGCGAAGAATCTCA